ATTGTGGCGTCCCCTCCCTCCACTCACCCACCTCCACTCACAGCTGATCAACACCAGAACATGGCTGAAGCGTATTGGATCCTCAAAGATGTTGAGAAGATTGATCGACAGATTAAGGAATTTGAGCGTCGCACGAATGATATTGCGAATCGGTCTGATGCCAAGCCAGATGAAATTGAAGAATTAAAGTTACACCTTCAATTTCTGAAGGCTTTACACAATAGACTGTGCGAGCCTGGCGATCACACTGAGGAAATTCAGCAGATGATAAATGCTGAGGATGCTCGTCAGGCTGAGGATGCTCGTCAGGCTGAGGTTGCACGTCGGGCTGAGCTTGCTCGTCAGGCTGAGGTTGCACGTAAGACTCTGATAAAGACCGTGAATCGTTGTTGGAAGTCTCAAGGTCGAGTCACCTCTCCTCTTCGTCGAGTCACCTCTCCTCAAGGTCGAGTCACCTCTCCTCTTCGTCGAGTCACTTTTGGAGATGCTCGATCACGTAAGCGACTTGTTCGCGAACGCAGACAGCAACGTTTATCTCGTCACAGCCCACGACCTTACGCAAGTGAGTTGAACGAGGCAGCGGCTGCCTCAGCGTTGCTGATGTTAAACAGCAACTAGAGTGAGTGACTCTATTAATAACCACTCTGTGTATGACAAATGGTTGAAATCCCTTGAATCCCATGCACATAAAAACTACGGTGGTTATTTAACCACCACCGTAATTAAAATTAATTAAATATGTTAAAGAACAAATTTATAAAAAATGATTTCAATTGTTTTGTTAACGTATAATAATTTTGAAAAATTTTATAGATGTACTCAAACAATGTTTTATTTTTATACAAGTGATGAAATTTTAGAAATTATTGTATTAGATAACGGTTCGCATGACGATAGGTTATTAAAATATTTAGAAAGTTTAGAAGAAAATTTTACTAAAGTAAATGTTGTTTTTAGTAACGAAAATTTAGGAATAGCAAAAGGGAGAAAGCAATTATATGATTTAGCTTCGGGTGATTATATTGTATCGATCGATTCTGATGTTGTATTTATAAATCCACCAAAATTTATCGAAACATTAAAAAAAGGTTTAGATTTAGAAAAAATGATGTTAATTGGTGGAGGTGGAGGAAACCATCCATATTATCCGTGTATTGAAAAAGAATATATCATTAATTTACCAACACCGGATGTGGATACATTAGCTAGAGTTGATGAAGTTGCTGGATGGTTTCATGGATTCAAGAGTAGTATTTTGAAGAAAAATGGTGGTAAAATTTATATGGATGAAAGATTTTCACCGTTTTGGTGTGAAGATTCTGATTTATGTATCCAAATTAAGAAACAGGGAGGTTTGTGTAGTATTATGGGAAAAGACATTATTGCTCATCAATGGAGTAGTTGTAATAAAAAAGAAAGAATTGATGATATAGAAAGTATGTGGGAAAAATTAAAAGATAAATGGTACACCAAAGAATACAAATTTGATATAGATGAAAATTTTTATGATAAATATTATGATATCAAAAGAGAAAATAAAGGTTTAGATTATATTTTGGATGGTATTAAAAGTCATAAATTTGGAAAAAAAAGTGATATTCATGAATTTTATCCAGATTTAGATTTTGATGATAGTAAAAAACTTTGTAAATTTGAAGATTCAGAATTAACAATTGATAAATTTACAGAACAATATTTTACACACGACGAATTAAAGAAAAGGTTTTTCAAAATCAATGAAAATCATATGAAAGATACAGATATATTTGTAATTTGTGTATCATATGATAATGATAAAGTATGCAGAGTGCTATCTAATATTAAATCTAGATATAATAATATTTGTTTATGTTTAGTACATGATAAAGAAAAACCTCATGATGAAGCTATTAAACTAGTAAAAGAACATGGTAATTATTGTGTTTCTGAGTTTAGTGTATTTAAAAATTTCTTTGCTCCGTTTGTAATGATGTTTGAAGATGTCAAAGATTACAAATTTTCAAATGTTATTAAAGTAGATTGTTGTAGTGATGTAGATAATATGTTTTCTGTATTACCTCCGGATAATTATGGTATAGAATTAATTATGGATTCATTTAAACCTGGACCAAAAAATAAATGGTTTAATAAAGGTAATTTCAATATTTCAAAAGAGAAATGTGAAGAAATTTTAAATTCTCATCCGTTTCAAGACACATATCATAAAAGTTTAACTTTTAATCATCGTGTATCAAATTTGATAGCTCCTAGGATATCTCCACATATGGCATTAGATCGTGTTTTTGGTTATCTTCATAATGTTCCTGAAAATTATCCATTATTATTATTTTCTGCTACTATTCATACTCAAGAAGAATTTGAATCGGTAAAAAATACAATAACACAATTAAAACAAGAAATTGGTAAACATGAATTTTGGTTATTAAACGATGGTGATATGAAAAATCTTTCAGCTGAGGAATTAGATATTGATATGTCACTGGATGTTGAAATGGAAGATAAAAATATCAGTTATATGAAAATTTTAAGTCAAATGGAAGATTTGGAAAAATTTACAAATATTGTATTTATTGATGATACTTTTGAATTAGAAGAATCTACTAAAGAATTTTTTGTAAAAAGTAATTATAAAAGTATGGGTTTTATTAAACAATATGATTATTTTATTGATTGTTTGTATTCTATACATAAATATGATTTGTCAACATTTAATAAAGTTATGAATGATCATCTTAGAGACACTGCTAATGTTATTTTTGAGGATATTTTACCAAAAGCTGTAAATATGAGTTTTGTTTTGGAAGAAGATTGATCTTCTTCCCAAGATTGATCTTCTTCCCAAGATTGATCTTCTTCCCAAGATTGATCTTCTTCCCAAGATTGATTTAATAAAAAAATATTAAAAATGTTTGAAGATATTGATTTTGAATGGGATACAACTAATGTTTTGATTTTAATTTTTGGATTAACTTCTTGTGTTACTATAATTAGTGTAGTTAGATGTTGTAAAAAAAAACAATAAAAATAATAATATAAATATTAAAAAAATAAAAATTAATATAAATATTAATTTTTATTAATAGGTCACAAAAAACTTAAAATTTAGTCTAAAAAATTGATTTTTTTAGATTATTATGAGTTTTTTAGTTTGTGCTCTACCGCTCCTCAAGGACACAGCTTCGCTATGGGTTGGCTTACTGATATTTTTGACAGTGGTGAATACAAGATCAACCGCCCAAAAAAGCTTGATCTGCCAAAGGGAGTAAGACCTGTAGCCTTATTGAATGAGGCTTTGAAAATCCCTGGCTACAAGCCAAAGGTCTTTGAGACTATGAAGTTTTGGATAATCTTCAACGCGACAGATCCGAATCACAGACGTGCAAGACATGCAGCCAGATGTTTAAGTGACTTGACAAGTGGCTTATCGGTATCATATGCCTTCATGACCGTGATAGACAAGAACTCCGGTAGCATAAGCTTCCCTGTTGTGGAGGTAAAGTTGGGAAGTGACCTTCCCAAAAAGAACTCCGCAACAGGTGTAGTAACATGCCACATGTTCGCGCAAGGGTTGAGGTGTTTGGCCCGGCAAAAGGTGGCAGTCGACGCTGGGAAAAGTGATTCCCTGATCTTGGCGAACACCGAGGCTAACGCAAAGTTCCACCTGTGTGGTGTGAAATATCACTGCCAACACCCAAGGTGTCGCTTGAAGTCCGATCAAAAGGTTTATGTCTACACATCTCAAAGGTGTTCGGTTTGTGGGCATGTTTTTCAGGAGACCAAAGACCGCTATAGTGAGTGACTCTAGTAAAAAAACACACAGTGTCTAAAAATCTACTATTCTTTGCATAGAAATGGTGAAAGCCCTTGACACGTCCTTTCAGGTTAACCGTTTCTATGCAAAGAATAGAAACTGTTTACCAAAATGTCATCTCATTTTTGGATTAACCTGAAACCCAAAAATAATATAAACTTTTTTATAATGATATTAAAATATTAATGATATTAAATAAACATAGTACTGGAGAAACTTTTGGATATATCACTTCTTTTATAAATACTATATTATTTATACCTCAAGTACATTTAATTTATAAAACAAAAGACACAACATCAATAAGTTATACATATTTAAGTTTAGAAATAATTTCAAGTTTAATGAGTTTGGGATATGGAGTTTTGATAAAAGAGTATCCTATAATAATATCAAGTAGTTCTATTTTATGTTGTACAAGTTTAATATTTTATGGAAAAGTTTTTTTTCCAAAAAAAGAAATAATTAATAATCAACCATATCATACATTTGATTGAATATTATTTAAAAGTAAATCAATTAATTTTTGTTGTCTTTCTTGAATACTTCTATTTTTTTCTATTTCGTCATTTAATTTATTTATTAAAAGTTGATGTTTAATATTTGTATATCTTAATGTTGCTTCAGTTAACAAATTTGAATATTCAAAATTAAAAAATTTATATAATATTTCTATTTTGTTAAAGTTTTCACCAAGTTCTGGAGTGAATCTTTGAATACTATCTATAACTGTTTTTAATTCTGATACTGGAATTAAATAATTTTTTTTGTTATTATAAACATTATGTTCATCTGATATAACATCATTTACAATAATACCATTTTTAACAAATTTCTCATCTTTTCTTAAAATATAAAGTTCTTTTTTTTTACAAGCATTTTTGTTTTTTAAGATTTTTTGTAAAGTGCATTTATTATCACTTGTAAAATTTATAAATTGTTCTAAATCTAATAAATTTTCATTATTTATTTCAAATGTATTAATTTTCATTAATTTGTATACAGATTTTTCAATACACGATCTACGAAAATCAAGTGTTTCTGATATTAAAGGTTTTAAATATGAATATTTTTCATTCAATATACTTTGAAATATACTTTTGAATTCTGGATCATCCATTGTAATTTTAATTGATTTTTAAATTTGATAAAATCAATTTTGAATTATTTAAATCTAAATTATATATTTTGAATATTATAAAATATGGATTTTGATTTAGACTATGATTTAATAGGTATAGGAGAAGAAACTCACGGAGAATTAACATCATGGAATATTCGTTATAATATTATAAAAAAATTAATTAAAAGTAAAAAAAAAGTATATATATTATGTGAACAATTTGATGGATATGTTAAAGATTTAAATCAAAAAAATGTAAACTTTTTTTTTGAAAACAGTAGATTTTATCCATATATGATAGCAGGTTCTCAATTTACTAAAGAACATTTAGAAATTACTAAAAAATTCAACAAATTATTACCACATGTTCATTTTTTTGGTATTGATATACAAGCAGTTAAATATGATCATATGTATAATTTAACAGATCCAATATTAAAAAGAATTTTACATAAATATAAAAAATTATATTTAAAATATGATAAAGGTTCAGGAATATATAGAAATTATTATAATGCAAAAATAATACAAAATTTAATTAAAGAATTTAAAACAAAAAACACATCTTTTGTTTATTTTGCTCAAAATGAACATATATCTTTTATGTCAAAAAAAAATATTAAAAACTATAAACCAGAAGGTTATTTATTTAAATATAAATTTAATATAAACTATTTAAGTATTTGTACAATAGCTATAAATCAATATAATACATGGAACTGTTTGACTAAAAAAAAATGTAAAGTTCAATTAAATAAAATTAAAAGTAAAAAATGGGAAAAGTTATTTAAAGAAGATAAGAAAAAAACAATTTTATTAGATAAAAATTATAAATATAAATTACCATTTACATTTGATTATAATAATAAAGATTTTGATTATGTAATAGCTGAATATGAAAGCAAAAATATGTTGTTATTAAATTGTTGAATTTATTTAGATTTAACAATTTAAATAATATGCTCCCGGTGGGGCTCGAACCCATGACCTACGGCTCATAAGACCGTCGCTCTGCCAACTGAGCTACGAAAGCTTAAGTGCAATGTGAAGGACCAAGAGAATATGTTTTTTATCAAATGAAAAAATATGGAAATAACGAATCTCAATGTAATATTTTATAAAATAATTATTTAGATTTTGATTTCTTTCGTGATTTTACTGGTGATTTTGCTTTTGATTTCTTTCGTGGTTTCACTGGTGAAACTTGTTTGTTTTTTTCTTGAGCTTCTCTTTCTTCTCTTTCTTTTTCTTTTTGTA